TCAATCCTTTTCCGTATAAACCAAATCAAACGGGCATACGCCCCAAACAATCAATATATATAATAACCCGCCGTTGTGAACGGCAGGTGATAAATCAACGCTTTTTCCGTTAAAAGCAGGAACGGGCATAATGCCCGCTCCACACCTTTAAGGTTGCTTTTCCTTCCGTCATGAAAGACAGCAAATCTTTTCCGTCACCGCCATTATAACATAAAAGATTACAAACCCGCAACAATTTGTAACTATTTTGTTACCGTTTTGTAACCATTTCGCCCTTTTGTACAAAAATACATCTACTTTCGCTTTTGTAACAGTGCATTTTTAACAGACTTATTTTATTGTGATTTTACATAAACGATACACATTAATTTGTGCAACCCTTACAAATATTTTTGGGCAATTTCAGTATCTGTTGACACGCTCAACGCATTTGTGCTAAAATATAGATGTGAAATTATGCTTACCGTTAAGTTCAGGCGAAAGGCAGGTGATACCCATGAACATAAACGAAGAAAATAAAACCGAAAACCCGGAAAGCGGGATTCAGACATATGACAGGAAAAAGAAGTCACACGGCAATTTTCTTAAAATCGGCTGTGCGTCATGCGGTTTTGTCGCCGTAGTCGCTCTTTGTGTTCTGTCAAGCCGTTACTCATGGTTCGGAGTTAAAGCCGATGACGAGGGTATCAGCTACAACAACGGTTTAGCGTCATCATATTCCACTACTACGCCTGTCGAGGAACAAAAGGTTCCCACCAAAGCCAACAAGCATAACGAGGCACAGGAAACCACCGTTGCTATATCGACAACTACATCGGCAACTACAACAGCAAAAACCACTCAGACCACAGCGGCGACAACCAAAGCTACAACACCTGCGACAACCGCCGCACCAAAGCCCGCATGGACAGAAAAGAAGTGCAGCGGCACAATGTACATAAACATTTCAAGCTGTTCCGCAAGAAAAGAGGGCTTACAAGGCGCTGAGGTCGTTTCCTATAAATATTACGGAGATGCGGTAAATATCGCCGCACTGACAGACACCGGCTACTATAAGCTCGATGACGGCACATACATCCACAGCGACTATCTTTCCGAAAGCAAGCCTGTCGCAACTACCGTTCCCGCAACAGCAAAACCCACCGTGCAGGATAATGCAACTCCCGCACCGGTAATAACCGACAGTCCCGTAAACTGCTCCGCAGAAGAGGCGGAGGTTTTCCGTATCGTGAATGAGATCCGTGTTTCCTACGGACTTAAGCCTTATAAGTGGGATACAAACGCATACAAGGCGGCGAAGGCACGTTGCAGTGAAATTGAGCAGAAGTTCAGCCATCTGCGGCCTGACGGCTCAAACTTCAAAACCATATACGGCTACAGTGATGATGAACTATGGTATAAGTTCTGCTCCGTCGGAGAAAATCTCGGCTCAGGTCAGCCCACCGCACAGAGAGTAGTCGACAGCTGGATGGCCTCCACCAAGGGTCACCGTGAAAATATTCTCAATCCCGATTTTGAAAATCTCGCCGTAGCATTCGGCACATATAACGATGCTTATAAGTATTACTGGGTACAGGAATTCACGACCTACAGATAAGCATAATAGCACTTTTTAAAAGCACAAACGCACAGGCTGTTCGCCTGTGCGTTATTTTTATGCTATATTTTCGTAATGTCCTCCGCTCTTACCGCTGCAGTGACCTGCCCGCCCTGACCGATAACGATATAGTCCTCTCTGTCACCCGAGCCTGCCTGCATAACCTCGTATACATTTGTGTACACAAACAGTGCAAGCGAACCACCGTTATACGTCTTTGCGCCGTAATTCACCTTGACTTTATCGCCTACAGCAAATTTCTGCGTTATCTCGTCACTTTCCGCCTTGTACAGATTCTCTGTATAAAGCCAGCCGGTAGGCACCGAGCCGATGCCTATAAGCGTTTCCTTACCGCTTGCCGACACCTGCTGAACGGTATAGACCGTATCATACACATAAGAATACGGCTCAACCCCGTTCGTAAACCTTGCGCCACGCTTCACCCTCACGCTGTCGCCCTTTTTAAACAGATTCACGGGCTTTTCGGGCTTATCACCGCAGTTTTCCTTATACCATTTAGCCGTTATCGCAGGATAATCTACAAAGCATATATCCCCGTCAACGTCCTTGCCTGCGATATTGTCAATACCCCACTGCCACATTTTCTGCCCGTAATCATATCTGCTTGCATAATCCGGGCTTTCTGTCCAGTGTGCAAGCCATATATCACGCTTTCCTACAATACGTTCCTTCTGATAGTAGCTTTCAAGCCACGCAGGATTTGCATACACTCCCGACGGAAGCCCTGCCTTATTCAGCCTGTCGCAGAACTCAAGCGCCATATCGGTTCTTTCCTTGCTTGTGAGGTTGTCAATCTGACGCTGTTCCTCCATGTCGCAGAACACGGGATATGACGGTTTTTCGTCACCTATCGCCTTGACGCACGCATTTATCTGTCTGTCAAGTTCCTCGCTTTCTGTCGCCGTAACATACCAGTAACAGCCGAAATCTATTCCGAGTTTTCTGCACTGCTCGATATTGCGTCTGAAATATGTATCCTCATCCGTGCGTATGCCGGCACGGATAATCACAAACTTCACGCCTGCCGACACAGCCGCCGTAAAATCGAACTGCTCCTGTGCCCGGCTGATGTCAATGCCCTTAACTTTTAACATATTATTCGTCCTCGCTTTCGCTCTTATTTCTGATCTGCTCCATAATGCTTGTAAGTTTCTTCGGCACTGGAAGCCCCAGTGCGGCGGCATTCTCGATAATGCTGATACCCTCGTTTGCCATGTAGAACAACATCACGGCCGACATTGCTGCAGGCGTTCCACCGAGTATGTATGTATCGGCAATATGGCCAACTGCTACAAAGACCAGTATCAGAAACTTCTTTGCCAGACCTCTGAAACCAACCTCTGATGATAAGCGCTTTTCTATGATTGCCACAACCACACCTGTGATATAGTCCAGCGCCATAAACGCTATCAACGCCCAGAACAGCCCCGTAACCTCTCCGTACATAAAGCCTAAAACCGCTCCGACAGCTCCTGCTATGCTGTCAATGATTATCTGTATCTTGCTCATTTTTTCGTCCTTTCTGCCTATTCGGCGCTGTTTGCTTCTTCTTTTCCCTGCTTTGCGAGTATTACGAGAGCTTCCTCACTATCGTCAGGAATCACCCTCGCTCCCTGCATAACTGCGTCCTCAGTTTCGATGCCACCGAGGACAAACGTTCCATCCGGAAATATCTGCATTTTCATCACCTACGCTCTCTTGTTAGTGTATTTTATCATAAATGACAGGGTTTTTGTTCCTGTCAATGACATCGTAACGGTGCCGTTCTCGATTTTCAGATGCTCAACAGAATCGCCGACTGTCAGCACATCTCTGTCGTAGAATGTAGCACTTGTCAACGTCAAAACAATACGGTTTCTGATAGGGCTTGCGTTGTTGTCATAGTACGGCTCAATCTCTACCTGATTGTAGCCTTCGCCGTATGTGGCATAGTCAAAACTTTTGGGCAATTCTGACGTTACAGTGCCATATATCACAAGATCGGTATCGCACATCCAAGCTCGCCACGTTTTGTCATCGCACCAGCGTGTGTACGACCGCTTTATGGTAGCGGACGTGTACCTTTGGACGCTGTTAAATGCGTCGGCATTTACATAGCGGATATTGTCAACAGTAAGCTCAAAAGGCTCATTTGCAGACACGGGGCGATTTGATATATTCTGTGCGGATGCCGATGTACAGAAATACCGTTTGCTCTTGCCTTTGTCATCGGCTATATTTAACATCAGCGTGTTCAAGTCTACCGTCTGACCTGTCAAGTCTGAAGCTTTAAGATAATCCTTACTGTCAAGCTCGGAAGCCGTAACCGCCCCGACTTCTTCCGCTGTATACACAGGCTTGCTTTCGGCTTTTGCCCAGTCCGATATTTCGTCTGATTTCAGATACGCCGACAGGTTAACCGATATTGTACCGCTGTCCGATACGTTAATGTTATCGCCAATCATCACCCCGCCGAGAGTATCGGCAGTAGCTGTAGGAATGACATAGCCGACACCGCCGTCAGCTGTAAACTTTCCCGAAATATGCAGATTACCGCTATAGTCAAGCGTCAGGGCGTCACTCCTATATTCATAGCTATCGTTTCCCCATCCGTTGCCAACAACAAGTGCCACATCTTCAGCCTTTTTGTTATACCTTCCGAGTGCAAAGACCTCCCACCCCGCAATTGTGTGATTTCCCGATGCGTGCGAATGCTCGCCTGTAGCCTTCGTGTAATACCCCTCTGCGTGTGAGTTGCTGCCGCTTGCAATACAGCCAGTATTTTCAGCGTGAGAACAATTTCCCGAAGCGGTCGTTTCACTGCCTTCTGCATGACAGGATAGATTGGATGCTACAGTGTTGCTCCCTTCCGCATGACTATGCGGAGCGTTAGCCGTAGTCATATACCCTTCGGCGTGCGAATAGTACGCTGATGCAACATTGTTTTTGTAGTCGTTGAACACCTCGCAGTTTCTGTCGGTATTGGTGAACTTGCCGACACCGCCGGCATTTCCCGCAGCAATCTTATTATTAACAATCTTCTGTGTATTTCCTGCCGTTGCCTTGTTCAGCACATTAAGCACCTTCAGCTTTTTGTCACCGCAGACATAGCTTTGCGTATGCTTGCCGTTTGCATACTCGTCTGTAATCTCAGTTATGACCGTTTCGTACTCCACTCTGTCAATGCGAATAGATACCTTCTGCGCAAGCTCAGGTTCGGCTTCGTCATCCATAAACAGCGGTTCTATCTCAAAGTCATCGGATACCACATATTCTTCTGCCGCTTTAAGTGCGTATCTGTCTATCTCGGCTACGCTGTCGGTATCGACATCAAGCACAACCTCTTTACGCTTTACTCCGCTTGCGGTATCATCAGGGCGCTTTACGCATTTCACTGTAACAGCGTCGCCGCTGCCGACAACAGCATATATAGCGTTTTTGTATGCCGATGTTCCGTCCTTGCGTGTGTAACTCTTGATGTTGTATCGACTTTCATCTATGATGATAGTCGGCTTATCCTCGCTCGATTCCATGTGTGGATTATAGTTGTCGCCGTCTTCCGAGTTATCATCAATAATCAGACGCATATCATAGAAATGCGTTTTGCAGTTTTTAAGCAGATTGAAAATTGCCGTACTGACCGGCTCAAGACGTGTCATGTAGCGGTCATCCTGTATGCCTGTAAGCGGCGGGTCTGCGTTGATCTGATTTACGGGCATCGTTATACCAAACATACCGTATATCTGTCTGTCGCTGTCTGTAGCGTTAACGATATTGTAGTTAATGATGTCCGAGATACACGAAAATGTCGTGCCGCTTGTGACATAATAGCCGTATGTTCCCTTGTCCTGCTCTTCTTTCGGAAAAAGCGTGACACGAAGTGCAAACAGATACTTCAGATCATATCCGGTGACGGTTATCTTATCATCCTTCTTTTCAATATCCGTAACATAAAGAAACGTTCCTCTTACTATACGCTTTGTCGGATCGCTCGCTATATATGTCTGACCGAGCTTTTCCCCGACTATCAGCATGCGGTCCGGCTGTATACATCCGGCTTCATCTGCGTTTGAGGATATCGTCATCTCGAAACTGCCGATGTCGTATGCTCTGCGTGTATATTTGAAGTTTTCAACATCGGATACGATGCCGACAAGGTTCTGAGAGAATTTCGGCTTCTCAGCCGATAAAAAATCGTATACTCTAACTATCATCAGATACTCCTTACATAATCAAAACGCACCAGCTTTGCTTTTATCGTGCCTGCTGTTGCATTATTCTTCACCGATAAAGTGTTAGTGCCGGGATAGATATACTGCGATGTTGACTTTATCAGGTCGATACCGGAACGCTGTGCATATGGTATATACACCTTGCCGAGAAGTCCCCAGTCGATGTTTATCACATCACTTGTGCTCAGGTATTTTGTCAGCTGAAGTTCTCCGGTTATCGTTTTGCTACCCCGCTGTGGCTCTTTTCCGGTAATACTCATATAGCTGTACGGTATTGCTTTATCTTGACCGCTAAGCGTAATTATAGCTGAATGCGTGTCTGTGCCTGCCATGCTGACAGGTGCCGATATGTAAAGCATAGCAGGCACTTTATCCTCCGTCTGTGCTGTGAAATTTACCGACTGCGTTTTTCCTGCGGCTGCCGACACCTCCACATCTGCCGCTTTTACACGCCAGAACGGAACGTATGACAAAATCATTATTTTTGCTGTGCATAACACCCCGACTTGACGTTCTACCGCAGGAAGCTCACTGACAACACCCTCAATCTGATATGTCTTGCCGGCGCTGTTCGTGTATTTCAGCGTACCTTCAACACCGGCGGGAAAGTACCGCAGGAGCTTTCTGCGAAGCTCGTACATCGTAGCCGGCTTTCCGCTGCGAGGAAGCAGAGCGATTTCTGCGGTGATAGTACGGATATTTGCTTTTGCGCCGTAAAATCCCGCACCGTCAAAGCCTACACGCTCGGAGCTATCGTGCTTATATCCGAGTGCATTTCCCTCAAAACTCAGCAGGTGGAGCGGTATGTATCCGTCTGCATCGGATGATGTGTTGACATCGTTTATCGTTACCGCCGTACCGAGAACGGTTGAAAATGTGATTTTCTCCATACTTTTCTCCTATCTGATTACAATATCGTCCATCAGTGCGTCCTTGACCGCCTTTGTTATCTGAGCCATTGTCAGAGCCGTACCGATAAGATTAACGTTTGCTGTATTGTTCCGTGTATTATTGTTGTTCACGATACTTTCAACGGTTTTTGAGCCGTCAGCCATAGCCGACATTATCTGCTGTACGGTTTTTAAGCTTTCGTTAATTGCGCTGATCTGATTGTTATAGCTTTTCTGCTCGCTTTCATACTTTGCGTTTGCGGCATCCTTACGAGCCTGTGCGTTTCTCTGCCAGTCCTTTTCCGCCTTATCATCGTACAATCCCTGCAATTTTTTCTCCATCTGCTCACGGGAGAATTCGTCAAGCTGACTGTATTTAAGCTGTGCTTTAACTTCGTTTATCTGCTTTTCGAGGTCGCTGTCCTCATTCAGGCGCTTGCGGGCTTCGATTTCATCGTCAATCGCTTTTATCGTAGCGTCACGCAGTTCTTTCTTTGCTTCAAGCTCACGCTTTATCAGCGCTATCTTCTTGTCCGCTTCGGTTTTGTATGCCTCAGAAGCCTTTTTATATTCGTTGTCTGCACTGCTTGTACTGCTCTTTTCGGACGAATTTCCGGTACCGCTGAAACTGCCAGCTTCCATGTATGTATCAAAATTATCATACATCGCCTGCAGTGCGTCACGCTTGAGCCTTAGATCTTTTTTTGCTTCCCATTCCTGCTGATCGTAGTATGAGTTGATATTCGGCGTGCCGATTGTCGCATCATACTCCGCTATCTGTGAAGCAAGCTTTGCCTTTGCAAGCTCTTTGTACGCTTCTGTGTTCAGCTTTATTTTGCCTGTTTCGTTGTCAAGGCTGACACACTGCGTATACCCTGCGTCTATTAGCTTCAGCATAGTGTCATAGGATATATTGCCGTTCTTCCCCTGCTCTGCGTAGGCGGAAGCCAGCTCGTTAAGATTCTTAATGAGTGTTGATGTGCTGTCGGCAAGTTCTTCGGTGGTTTTTATGTTGTTGTTTTTGGTCTCGGTGTTTTCTTCGGTTTCCTTTGTTGTGGTTTCTGTTGCGGCGGCAAGGAGGGCTTCATCTTCGGCGGCTTGGGCGGCTAAATTTGTATACTCCTTGTATTTGTCGGCGGCTATATTGTATATTTCCGATTTCTTCTGTCCTACCTGCACAAGATAATCTATATAATCTTTGTATGCCTGTGCTTTTTCAGCAAACGTTTCGCCTCCGATTTTTACAACACGTATTGTTCCGCCTGTACCCATTCCGATAGGCGCATTCCCGATTTTTATATTTGGATTAGTTATAGTGCCGTTTTCTATATCCTTGATACCGATGGTGGAACCACCAAGTTCCTGACCTACATTATTTCTTGTGTTTGTTATTCCTTCTTCGGTCAGAACTCTCTGTGCCTGATTATTCTTATTTACAGCCGCCTGCGCTTGAATCCTTGCATTTTCTCTCTCCGCTTCCGTTGCCGCCTGCAGTTTCTTTATATTTTCTTCATAACTGCCGTTCACAAGGTCTATAGCTTCTTTTGTATTGCCATAGGCGCTGTTAAGCTGTTCCTGCAGGTCTTTCAGCGTCTGTGTTTTCTCGGCGACAGACTGAACCTTAGTAGCGGCGGATTCGTATTTTGCCATTACTTCTTCAAGCGTTTTAGCCTTATCGACCGATTTCTGCGCCTCGTCAGATAGTTCAGAAGCCGCCTGCGTAAGTTCCTCAACGGATTGTGTAGCGTTGTTTGTTGTGGCAATGAATGTCGCTATTCCTGCAATCGCTGTCAATGCAACCGATGCAATAAACACATACGGATTAGCCGCACCGACAGCGTTAAATGTTGCCTGTGCCGTTGTTGCCGCCTTTGTAACTGTCGTAAAGTGCTGTATTGACGCTACCGCCGCACTTATGACATTACCCATTCCGATAGCGACTTTAAACGTGCCGAGAGCCACAGCCCCCGCTATTATTGCTTCCTTGAAGTCAAGACCTACAGAAATAGCCGTTTTCAGAAAGGCGATAAGGTTTTTCAGCATAACGCCTACTCCCTGCGCCCATTTGTCAAGTGTTCCGTCCTCCTCCCACTCTGCTAAGAGATCGGACGCTTCCTGTAATGCCGACTTTACTTCTCCGAAAGCTCCCTCGCCCATTTTACGCATAAATTCGGACAGATTATCCTGCAAGGTACTGAGCATGCCCTGCATGGTCTGCGACTGCTTTTCCATCATTCCCGCAAACTTGCCGTTGCCTGTTGTAAGCCCAGTTATAGCCTTGTTCAGATCGTCTATGCCGACCTCGCCCTTTGATACCATTTTTGAGAACTCTTCACCGGTTACGCCTATGCTTTCGGCAAGCGCCGTCTGAAGCGGTACACCTGCCTCCGTCATCTGCATAAGTTCTTCGCCGGTGACCTTGCCCTTTGCAAGCATCTGACCGTAAGCAAGCGTTATTCTGTCCATTTTTTCGGCGTTGCCGCTTGCGAGATCTCCAAGCTTTGTCATAGTGTCAATCAGATTGCTTTCATCCACACCATAGCTCATTAGAAGCGAACCGCCGGAGATTACGTTTTCAAGCGTAAGCGGTGTCTTAGCGGCAAACTCACGCATCTTCTCTATCATTGCCGACGCTTTTGACGCAGAACCGAGCATAACCTCAAGAGATGTCGTGTACTGCTCCATTTCGGCATTCGAGCCTATCAGCAGATCCCACAGCTTTTTACCGCCATAAGCCGCAATAAAGCCGGTTATCAGCGTTTTCATCTTTTTCATCTCATCGGAAACACCGGAAACGCCTGCTTTTTGTTTTTTTAGTTCGTTTGTGGTATTTTTAAGCCCGTTTTTTAAGTCAATCTGCTCGGTTTTAAGCTGTGCGGCTCTGGTGCGTGCCTTGTCAATCTCCTTTTCAAGCTCTGCCATCCGGGCTTTCTGTTCTTCTGTAGCTGTGCCGTTTTCTTTCTCGGCTGTCTTCAGCTGATCAAGCTCTTTTTCGTATTCCTTTGTTTTTTTGTTTGTATCGGCAAGCTCTTTCTTGTTCGTTTCAAGGGCTTTGTTAAGCTCAGTAAGTTGAGCTTTTATCTCCTGCACGCCCTTAGAAAATTTCGTGCTGTTTGCCCCAAAATTCGCAGTAAGTTCCTGTGCCATTATTTTTTACCTCCCTTTTCCCACAGTTCTTCTATTTCGTCACGGAAGCGGTTTTCCGCAAGCTCCGTGATTGCTTTCTTCTTTGATATAAGCGCCGCTCTGATGTGCGAGTATGACTGCACAGCACCTATTTTTCTGCCGAGCTTATCCCTGCCGCCTTTCTTGCGGCTTTTCTTGCCCGGTCTGCCAAACTCGATGATCACGCTTTCAGGATGCGCTTTAATTGTAGCTGTGTCATACCCGGCTTTTACCTTGTACAGCTTGCCTGTTTTCGTTATCTGCTTTGACAACAGACCGCTGAGCTTTGTCGGAGAGCCGTCTTTATTTGACCTACCCTGCAGCATTCGCCGTTCTTCGTCTATCAGTTCATCACCGACTTCTTCAAGAATTTCGGGGATGATCTTGCTGTTCAGCTTGCTATCCATTTCGTTTACCACTTGAATGAGATCTTTAAGGTCCATTCCGGATAAATCAAGAGTAAATAAATCATCGGACATTTTATCGCTCCTTTCAGAAATTTGGGTATAAAAAATCCACCCCTTTCGGAGTGGATGATTTATTCAGTTTTGGGCAAGTTGCATTTGGCTTTGTTAAGCCATTTGTTTAATGTGATATTTTGACCATGCACGTTAAAATCAAGTGCAATCACTCAACTGTAATGTTTGGTGATATTCTTAACACACTATTGCATTTATTGCATCGAAATTCACGAGCAGTCGAAACATCTTCTGTATTAGTGGTATAATATCCTTTCTGGCAATCTGTGCACTTGATTTTTTCGCCTTTTCTTAATCGTTCTATGAGTTCATAACCGTTTTCCATTTATATATCCGCCTTTCTTCCACTTAAACTCGGGATAGTTGTCTTTGGCAAGTTTTACTATATATCGTTTTTCTGCAACTGTTAAAGGTCTACCTGTTATAAACATTTTTTCTTTTGCAAAACAAACAGCTTCAGCCCATTGGTTTTGACCTATGCCATAATATAAATGCGTAGTTTCGTGTATCACCGTCTGTGCAGCCACTCTTTCATTTGCAATATTACGAGCATATAATCTGATGGAATTTCCTTGTTGCATTCCTCTGTTAGTATGACGCACTTCAGAATAATCGAAAATCGGTTTAACACCTTTTTCTGATAATTTAGTCAAAGCATCTCTACCGACACTTGATTTTTCCATTAAATCTACTACATTCTGCAATTCAAAATTAGAATTTTCAGAATTATTGGACACCTCGAAAACATCGGTAGCTTTTGCATAATTTATTATACTACTCTCTGTCAATTTGTCAACATCTTTTTTGCCGTTGTCAACCCCATTACCGCTTGTAAATCTGCCTGTATGCGGGTCGTGGTTATGGTTATATCTGAGCAGTATCCCTATCTCATCAAGACACCTCAGCTCCGTATCAGCGAGGAACAGGTCGTACCTGTCACTGTGGCATAATTCGATTATGCCTAAATATCCTTGTATCAGTGTCATTTTATCAGCTTTCCTATAACTATAGCCCCTGCTATCATAAATTCTGCGTGATCAAGCAAAAATTTCTTTATTCTTTCCATAATATTCTCCTAATACTGCACAAACACGCCGCAATCGCCGTTGAGTATCTCCTGCTGAAGCAGATACACCGCATTTATCAGCGACACCACCATATCGACCTTGCCGGCAGAGCGCTTTTTATTGACGTACTTGTTCAGATTTGTGTCCTCTGTACAGCGAGCGTTGCTGAAGTTAATTTCAAGCAGTTCATTCTTTGCAAACACTATATTTCCCGTGAGTATCTGCTCCTTGAGCCACTTTGTCGGAGCATGAAGCACGCTTGAATGCTGTCGTATCTCTACGCACTCTATCGGATCATCGGCGCTTTCGAGCTTCTGCACCGTTGACAGCGCATTCCAACGGTCGAAGCCGAGCTGAGCTATTATAACGCCGTACTTTTCTTTCAGCGTCAGTATGTAATTCTCGACAAAGCCGTAGTCTATGATATAATCGCCGCACGCAAAGCAATCACCGTTTGCGATATGCGTCTTGTAATTAACGTGCTCCTTTACTGATTTTTCCTCTACCTTTTCGGCAGGAATAAATGCTACCGATTTAACATATATCTTGCCCTCGTGATAGCATATCATAGCGAGCGCCGTGTTATCCTCTGTCTGTGAGAGGTCAAGTCCGAGATAGACTATCTTTCCCCGCCAGAACTCGTCAGGCACGTCCTCAGAGCAGTTTTGCACGGATATAAGGTCAACATAGCCCTCACTGCCTACGCCCTTGTATTGAATATTACAGTGCTTGCATAGGAAGTTCTCACGCTTGTTTTCATACAGCACAGCAAGCTGGCGGTTGTCTTTCAGTTCCGAGAACAGATCCGCATTATCGACAGCTACAGGGTTCGACTGATACAGCACACTGTCGTTCGTCTTCCAGTCGGGTACAAGCTCAATATCAGGCTCATAAAGCAACGCAAAATATTTCTTGCCAGAGCTGTACACCCCGTCAAGCTGTTTCTTGGCTATGTCGATTTCGTCCTTTAAGCCGTTATCATCATTCGGGTACTGTGTGGAAATAAGTATTCCGAGCTTGCTCTTAAGCGTAATCTGCGAGGAACGCATTGCTTCAACCGGATAGCCGTCCATTGCTCCGACCTCATCGGCAAGAAACAAGTGAGCCAGCTTACCGTCCAGCTTATCCTTACTGTACGCAAGCGGCGTATACTCCGTATCACACATCAAGCATCTGATCTCGGACCGCATAACCTTGAAATGCTTTTCAAGCAGCGGAGAGGATTTTATGATTTTCTTGATAGCAACCTTAAGTTCGCTCGACAGCTTTAAGTCGGGAGCTACAGAGAACAGACGGGAAAATCGGGGCAGCGTCAGCATACCGATGATGAATATTACCGCCGCTGTGAACGTCTTGTAGTTCTTTCGGGCAATTTCGAGCAGTCCCGTGCTGTAATACAGCTTTCCGTCTGTTTTCGTGCAAAGCACCGCATAGATAAAAAGCAGGCTGTAATCTTCAAGCGATGAGTACATATCACGGCCTAAGTCGGGGTGCTGTATGGCTTTGAGCAATGCGGTTATCTTGTTCCATTCCTGAACATCTACATAACCGTCATCGACAGCTTTAAGCCATTCGGCGCACTGTTTTCTGACGTATCTTCCGACCTTACCGGAGCTGTCCTGCAATGCCCACACGGCGTATTTGTATGCACGGCTGTCTTTAATCGTCATACTGTACAAACCTCTCTGTTGGGGCTTTGTACCCCATAAATGTTGCGTAGTCGTTCCATCTGTCCGTTATTTCGTACAGCGTGGAATACATAAATTCTTCATCTGTACGTCCCATAATATCTATAAACAGACTGCGGAGCTTCTTAAAGTCGGACTTTTCGTCTGTCGGTTTACTTCCTACTATCGGCGCAGGAAGTGCAGCGGTCGTTGCGGCAAGCACCCTGTCCTGCAGGTATTCCGGTGATAACTGTGTTGTTAGGTCGGACACTATTTCGGAACGCTGTGCCGAGCTGAACCCCAGTTCATCAAAGCAACACCGAAGCCCCGCTCTGATGTAGTCAAGCGGCAGTGGGAAGGTCAGTTCAAACGGGCTGACGCCCTTTTCTTCCGCTTCTATAAACGCTTTTATGTCATATCGCAGATATAAAGTATCTGTGATGTAAATTTTCTTGTTTAAAAGTTCTGTGAACACATCGAATCTCCTTTATAGATAATTTTCGGGGCAGTTTCCCGCCCCGTCATATCTGTACTTTTTTACACTTCAGCTACAATAACGCCCGAAGCCGTTGCAAACCATGCGTCAATGCTTGCCTTGTCTGTAACAGGATCAAGACCCTTTACGCAGTACATATCAACGCCTGTGTTGATAAGTGCCTTGTAGTTTGCCTGCAGTGCAAGGCTGTTGAATGTTACGCCGTTCTCGTCTGTCGTCTGTACGTTCTCGCCCTGTGAAGTAAACTTGCACTTGGGGAACTTGTAAAGGTTTATCTTGCCGTCCGATGTCATAGTGCTGTAGATGCACATTACATCGGGTACAACATCGTCCTTACCGCTTTCAAGCACTCCCGTTGCCGTGTTCACTTTTGCGCCGAAAAGTGCTACCTCATCGGCAGAGTTGGTGTTTACGATTGTTACGTCAAGCGTGCCGCCTGCCTTAGCTACATAGCTGTCAACCTCAACGCCGCTTGCATACTGCGATGCGCTGTTCATCTTAGGTGTGTACTTTGTTGTGATAAGTATGTCCTTGATCTCAGTCACATCACCGTATGTCAGTGTATCGGCATTATCCGTTGTAAGCGGTGCATACGCAAAACGCTTGGTGCATACAGCCGACTTGCGATCTGTGCCCTGTGTTACTTTTGCCATAGTTATGTCCTTTCCTCATAGAGCGTAAACTCCATGACTAAAATTTTTCTGTTGGGATAAACATCAAACTGCGATAAATCGGTAGTGCCGGTAAATATACCGCCTACATTCTCTATCGCCGTCTGTGTTTTGTCATACAGCTCAATGTCTGCCTGCGGCGAGAAAACACTCACAGACAACGCATACTGCCGTATATTTGCCTTGCCGGAGCTGAAGAACGTATCCCTGTACGATAAATTGTACACCGCATACTTCTCCGGCTCTTCGCCGTCCTCAAACTCAGGCATATAGCTGTAAAAATGCTCAAATACCGCCGAGAGTGCCGAATCAATCTTTTCTGTTATCATTGTCAGCCTCCTCTCGCCAGTATCAGCTTTATATGCAGGTCGCTGTCGGCCGCTCCGGTTGTTTCGACGTGATACCGCCTGCCGTCAATCTGTACGACAGACTGACCGCTGTATTCACGTCTCCACATATACACCGTAAGTTCCGACTTGTACCCTGCCGTTTCGGCGGCATATTTTGCCGTTACGCCAGGCTCGGAAACCTTTGCGTATACGGTCTTTACTGCCCTGTCTGCTTTGCCCTGTGAGCCGTTTTTCTGCTCGGAGGATATGAGCGTGATTTTTCTGTTAAATGTCATTCTCATTCACTCCGTTCAGCAGATTTAAGCTGTGCAGGGCGAGTATCTGAGCGGTCACGGGGTTCTGTGACGCTCTGTCGGACGAGAAGTCACGAGAGGAATACATATCGTTTATAAGCACTAAGTAAGCCACCGTGATGTCTTCGTATTCGTCTATCTGAGTATCATCAAGCCCCGTATAGCCCTTGATATAGGATTTCGCCGCTCCGGCACAGATTTCAAGCATTCTGTCCTCGTCATCACTGACACCGCAGAATGCCTTAATCTTTGCGCTTGTTACCTCGCTTAGTTTCACTTTTCTCCTCCTTGTCCACAGGCACTATGTACCCGCAGGAGAGCAGGTCGTTCAGCACAGGACCGGCAGGGAGCTCACGCTCCTCGCCCTTTGCCATACTGACGGTGCCTGAAAAGTTGGTCGTTGCCTTTACTGTCATAGGTTATTAGCCTCCTGCTTTCTTCATTTTAAGGGCGGCTATCTTCTGGGCATTCTCGACCTTTGCGTCAATCTCCACCCATGCGATAACGCCGACAGCGTGCTGTGTTGCGTACTTTTCGTTAAGTATCTGGATAGACACATCTTCGGAAGTCTTAACTGCAAGACCGCTCATATCGCCGTAGTAGATAGCTGTCTTTTCGGAAGCAATAGCCGATACGCTGTCGGTTGTGTATACGGGCTTGCCGAAAAGCGTATAGCCCCACTTTGCCGTTGCATCAGGATTGAGAATATATCTGCCCTCGTTGTCCTTGAGCTTTCTTATAGCGGTTCTTGTAGCCTTGTTCATGATCCAGCAGGCGTTATCCTGATATACGTCGGGGATCGTTTCCTGCAGGTCGATAAGCTCATCTGCTGTGATAGCTGTTGCCGATGCGGTCGTTACCACCTGTGTAACGCCTGCGGCAAGACCGTCTATCTTACTTGCTGTGCCGTTGATAAGCTGGTTTTCGATCCACTTTGCCGCCGCAGTCGAAACCTCGTTTATAACGTAAGAAACGATGTCAAACTGCGAATTGTTGATGAGGCTTCTTGAAACCTTAGAGAGTGCGCCTGCAAGATAGCCCTTGAGTTCAATGCTGAGGAACTTACCCGATGTGCTTGCAAGGTCCGTAAACTCTGTGGCATACGCCATTGAGATAGCCTGCGATTCTTCATCGTAATAAGGAATCGAGAGCGTGCCGCCGAGTGTGTATCTTGTTGCCATCTGATAGATAGGGCAGATGTCGATAACCTTACGGATTATCTTGTTTGCGATAGTTGCAGGGATAACTGCGCCGTTATCGCCCTTTGTCAGATTGACATCTTCTCTTGTTTCGACTATCTGACCTGTACGCAGATAATTTTCGAAAGCTCTTGTTTCCGCCTGCTCCTTGTCGGTTGCTGTGCCGTCTGACTTTGCAGAGTTCAGATTAAGAGCGTTCTGCTCCTCGATTGAGCGGATTGTCTTGTTCAGTGCCTCGACTTCCGCCTTCTTAGCGTCATAGTCTGTCTGCTCCTCTGTTGTCATCGCTCTTGTTTCTGCTGTAGCCTTATCGCAGAGTGACTTCATATCAGCGATAAGAGCATTTCTCTTTTCGATGAGTGCTTTTAAATTCATACTGTTTCCTTTCCGTCGGAGTAATCCGACATAAGCTGTAAGATTTCTATTTCCTTGCTGTAATCGGGGATAAACTCCCGGATTTCATCTGTTACTTCGACCGTATCGTTTTCGGCACTGCGCTGTTCCGTCACGGTCGTTTCCTCGCCTCTTGTTTCTATTGATGTGGCAATATATGCGGGATTGCGGTTGAGGATTGACACCTCGTGCAGTGTCAATCCCGTAATCATTCTGCGCTGAACTCCCTCGTCACATGGCTCAAGGTGCGCCTGTGCTCCCGAAAAGCCGAAGCTCCACCCTGTCAGATGTCCTGCTCTCGCTTCTGCGATTACTTCTCTGTCGGTGATATCGGCTTCTGCGTGAAGTCCTATGCTGTCCTCACGCAGTTCAAGCGTTCCGTCTGTAGTGTCAAGCACCTTGCTGTGATTGAACCTCAACTCGACCTTTGGATGATCTTTAAGGCTTTTCGCAAACGTACCGCTTACGATACGCTCAACAAATGGCGTTGTCATACCGGGCGCCATTGACGCAGGCAGCTGCTTGCTGTCACGCTCGACAGCGTTTACATATCCGCTGATGTGCATAAGATCAGCGGAACGGATTTCGATTTTCATTTTTATCACTCCTTTCTGTGTTGTGGGTATAAAAATACCGCCCTTTTTAAGAGCGGTAAAATTATTAAGTTTGGTGCGTTTTTTTTTGCGCCGAATTTCACAAAAAACGGCTGTTTTTGCAAAGTTTGTGTTCAAGTCAAGTGCAATTGATTGCACAAGGGTATAATAAAACCGCTCACTGCTGTGGGCGGTTAAAGTTTAATTCATTCGGACGCTTGCGGTCAATTAACAATAATTTTCATGTTGCATTTATCGCAGTAAAATGTATTATTGCTCTTTTTTTTAGGATCATTACTTTTGCTTATATAGCCGCCACTACATTCAGGACATGGGATTTTGGTTACTTTTCCTTCATACAGTTCTTTACGTTTAATTGCAAATTCTGAATAAGAACTATAGTTCATAAATTACCTCCAAGACATTCCGTTGTATCCATTTATTTTTTTCACTTCTGTAATGGTTCTCCTTATATCAGAATAATCATAATTATTCTTAGTATGCTTTATTTCAGCCAACTTACACCTTACTTCTTCTTTTTGAGTGTTATAATCACTGTTAATTTTTAAGTGCTCTACTTCGTGGATTATTGTTTTTGCTAAAGCTGATACACTTTTGCAATTATTGGGATAGATTGCTATATCTTTTGAAGAAATAACTTCACCTAAACAGAGTTCTTCATCAAAAAGCGAAAACTGTGAATAATCAAAATTAATTATTATATTATTATCGACTATATACTCATTAGCTTCTCGACCAATTTCACTTTTTAGCAATTCAGCTTCAACTCCGTCTGGACTGTATTCCAGAATTTTTTCTTCGTCATTCCATTCAAGTATTCTATCACTTATACTTAACTTTCTGTTGTTAATTATACCATTTTTCTTTGATTTGTCAACACCATCCCCTGCAAACCTCATCGGTTTACCCACACTTCCTGCAACGTACCGCCACTTGCCGTCCTCGCCCTGCTGTAAGTTCCGCTCCCACTCGTCAAAGTCAACATCTGCGCCTATCTCATCGCCCAGTTCGGCAAGCTCTTTATCAAGATCCTCCTCGCTCGGCAGAACAGGGAGCGTTGTAGAACGGCAGAACGGGTGCATAGGCGGAAGATTTACACCTGCCTGTGCGCTGTTACGCTTGAACACCTTACCGTCAAGCTCACGGCATAGATCGCTTGTGCGGCTGTCAAGGCAGGCGGAAAACTCGTATTCGTCAATGTCAAGCTCCTTGTAGCCGTACAGCTCCGCCATATTCGCAACGCAGGTGGTTTCCGTTCGGACAAGCCTGTGTGCCTCGAAAGCGCCGACACCGCAACGGTTCATTATATCGTCCGCCATGTGCTGCTCGGACTTTCCTGCCATAATGCCCACAAGAATATCGTGCTTCAGCCCGTTTGCAAGTGCGTTTGTGTTATACCAGACACGCTCGGAGAACATCTGACCGCTCCAGTTAGTAGACAGAATAGCTTTCACACGGCTTTCGGGAATTAAATCAAAAGCCGCACGGTAATCCGCACCCTTCGTCACATCGAAAACCGTCTGCATATACGCACTCTGAATTATATCGCCCAAATGCTCTGTATCAACGCCTATTTCGGCGTTTGCAAGGCGTCAACGTTGCGTTTTTTTCATCCATAACGATTTTCATTTTTGCAAAACGGGTAATATAAAAACAGCACCGTGAAAGTGCTGTTTAAACGTTAATATGTAAATCTTATATCAAACTAAATCTAATATGTCAAGTAAGAGATTTTTAAAGTTGTCTATACTAGGATAAGTATGTGTCCACTCATCACCACCATAAGCCTTGTTTCTTTTATCAACTTTCGGATCAATCGTTGATTTGTCAAAAACAAAGGAGCATTCGCCGTAATTTCCGTGTCCCATATCAGATTTTATAACCGCTATAGACGGCATCGGGAAACCGCCGAGCTTTAATGACTTGACGAGTTTATCTGTATAGATATTGTATACAGCTATGAGATTATCTTTTTCTTCAACTGGTTCAGAGAGAGAATTTGTTATTGCTACCGTTTTTGTCATTTTCAAACACCTCAACATATCTGTTGTAATTTTTGTAATCACTCTTCTGAGCTTCACGCTTTGCTTCAATTTGCTCTGTCGATAAGAAGTTATCCGGCACATATTTTAAAAACCTTTTGTCAGTGAGGTTGACATTTGCTAAAAGTTGTGATAAACTTATACCAAAATCAGCTACCAGCGGAGTAGATGCTTCCGAGTAATCGGTGTGGCTCTCCGTCACGACGGCTGATTCTTTTATTTTGCTTAGTATTACATTCAAATATAGTCCATTTGGTTGATTTTCAAAATTTTTGACTTCAAGTTGTATAGGAACAACATTCGATTTATCACTAAAGGCAGATATCAGCACATATGTTTTCTTTAAGCTAAAAAAGAGATGATAATATCAGACTGTAGAAAAACCCCGATTTGCAAGCAAGTCGGGGTTAAATTTATGCCAAA